AAGGTAGAAGAAGAGAAAGCATCGGAGCCTAAAGTATCAAAGAAAGAAAAAGCTGCTACCAAAATAGTAAAAAAAATAGATGATAAAGCAAGATATGATGATGCTGCACAAACAAAAACTTTAATTGTTATGCAGATATTAGGCAATACAAAAACATTTTTTGATAGTCAATCATATCTTCAAGATACAAATGTGACTGAGTATTTGAACAAGACAATAGAAGATCAGTATGGTATGTTATTTAACATGGCACAAGATAATGCAATTCAGGAGATGATAGATGCCCAGTATTGAGTATAGCGGGATGAAGATTACCGGGGGGAAGGTCTTTGCTATCTTTACCTTATTAGGTGCACTAGGTGGTGCTGCATGGACGGGTTTTACTTTTTATCAGGATTACCTTGATATGCGTGAGAAGATAACTCTGTATACCGAGCCGGACCTCTCTCAGTATGATGAGGGTATGGCTGTGTTAAAGTCAGAGATAGATATGATATTACAAGAAATAACTATAATCAGTGACGTAGCACGGGATATGCGTTCAGATATGAAAGCTGATTTACGCCAACAATCTGGAGATATTCGACACATTACTGAAATTGTAAATGACGTGGAAGATAGGCAAAAAGAAGATAATAGAGAGCTTCTTAATGAAATGAAATTACTAGAAGAAAGTCTTGACTTGAAGATAGATAAGGCTTTAAATAATCCTTTAAACAATATGAGTGCAAAATCAAAATGAGGAGTAAATAATGTGTAATTGTAAAACAGATGCGGATTGTATATGTCGTTTAAGATAGACGTTAAATCAGTTCTGCCATATTTAGTATTATTAGCCACATTAGCTATGACATGGGGTATGTGGTCAGAACGTTTAAATGCAGTAGAAAAGAAAGCTGATAGTGTTGCAGAAATGCAACAGGATATTGCTGTAATCAAAACACAAATAGAATCTATGAATGATAAGATGTCATGGATGGAAGAGTTTTTAATTAAAAACTATAGCGAGTTTTAGTGGTCATAAGTAGGTCACAAATGAAAAAAGAAGTATCTACAGGAGGTACAAAAATGAAAAAGAAAAGACTAAAACCTGTCGATAAAAAGAAAAATCCAGGTTTATCAAAGCTACCAACTAAGGTAAGAAATAAAATGGGTTATATGAAAAAAGGTGGTAGAGTAAAATAATGTGTAAATGCAACGAAGAATATGTTTGTGTATGTGGTTTAGAAACTGAGGACGATAATGGGTAAATTATGTGCAAAAGGAAAAGCCGCAGCGAAGCGTAAATTTAAAGTCTACCCCAGCGCATATGCTAATATGTATGCAGGTGCAGTGTGTAGTGGAAAAGTAACTCCAGGTGGAAAAAAGAAACCAAAGAAAAAAGCTGATGGAGGAATGATTAATAAAATTTCTCAAGATAGAAAAATGGTATCTAGTTTTGGTCAAGGTGGCATTGCAAAAGGATGTGGTGGTGTTATGAAAGATAGAAGAAAAGTTACAAAGAGAGCGTAATGAAACAAGCTAAAAGAAAAATTAGTAAAGTTATAAAAGGATTGAAGAAAGCCTCCAAGCTTCATGCAAAACAAGCCAAAACTTTAAGTGGAGTTATCAAACAACGTGGAAAAAAAAGATCCTAAAAAAGGAACAGGTAAAAAACCTAAAGGATCTGGTAGAAGACTTTACACAGATGAAAATCCAAAAGACACTGTTCGTATTAAATTTGCTACTCCAACTGATGCGAGAAAAACAGTTTCAAAAGTGCGAAAAGTTAAAAAACCTTTTGCGAGAAAAATTCAAATCCTTACTGTCGGTGAACAAAGAGCTAAAGTAATGGGTAAAAATAAAGTGGCTTCTATATTCAAAAGTGGTAAAAATAGTATAAGGAAACAACATGGCAAAAAAAGGACTTAGATCTTGGGTAAAAGAAAATTGGGTAGATATAGCCAATAAAAAATCTGATGGTTCTTATCCTAAATGTGGTAGAAGTGGTGGAGAAAAAAGAAAAAACTATCCTAAGTGTGTCCCTGCAGCGAAAGCAAGAGCGATGAGTAAAGGTCAAAAAAGATCTGCTGTCAGTAGAAAACAAAAAGCTGGCAACCCAGGTGGAAAACCCACAATGGTAAAAACAATTGTCAAGAAAAAGAAAAGCTGAAGAAATAAAGCTTGATGTAATTAATTGGTCTAAGACTGTCTTGGAGCCAATGAACAAACATCTTGGATTTCCAGCCTGTCCATTTGCAGCTAAATGGAGAAGAGATAATAAGCTTAGAATTGAAGTTCGTATGGACAAATCTAAATACGAAAAGCAACTAACTACTGTTTTAAAATCTTGGAATAAAAAACAACATGATATTATTATTTACTGTGATCCTTTTTTTGAACAATATGGTCCTGAAAAATTTCAAGAAAAAATAGATTTTTACAATAAAACCTACAACAGAAAAGATGTATATTTTATGGGCTTTCATCCTGAAACTCCAGCAGATCCTAATGAACAAGAGTTTTTAGTAGATCCAACAGAGGAACCTGTAGAACATGGAAATATAGCTTATTCCATGATGCTAATACAAAAATTTAAACAGTTGTATGAAGCAAGTTGCAAACTACACAAGATAGGTTATTATAAGAAATGGCCTAAAGATTACTACGAAGAAGTAGTAGCTGAAAGGCAAAATACGTACGAAAAACTTTTTAAAAAAGGAGTAAAGTCATGATGACAAAAAAGAAACAAGTAATGAAAAAAGGTGGCATGGCCAAGAAAAAGCAAGTAGCTAAAAAACGTGGTGGTGGCATGATGCAGAAAATGAATATGGGTGGAAAAGTATCACCTAGAAAAGCAATGGCTATGGGCATGATGGATGGTGGTCCAGCTAAGAAAAAATCTGTCGTTAAAAAGCGTGGTGGTGGAACTGCTAAGAAAAAGCAAGTTGCCAAAAAGCGTGGTGGCGGAATGATGAAGAAGTAAAATGACTACCTCTGGTACAACTACTTTTAATTTAGATATAGACGATGTTATAGAAGACGCATATGAAAGATGTGGTTTAGAAACTAGATCAGGATATGATTTAAAGTCAGCTAGACGTAGTTTAAATATACTATTTCAAGAGTGGATGAACAGAGGTGTTCATTTATGGAAAGTAGAAAATGAAACTGCTAATTTAACAGCAGGCACAACTACATATACTGCTCCAAGTGATGCAAGTGATGTTTTAGAAATGACTTTTAGACAAGTATCAAGTGGTACAACAACTGATACTACTATGACTAAGATATCACGATCAGAGTATCAGGCTTTACCTAATAAATTTTCTCAAGGACAGCCTACTCAATATTATGTGGATAGAAATCTTTCAAATGTTCAAATAAACTTATATCAAACTCCAAACACAACAGATACTCAAATAAACTATAATTACATAGGAAGAATACAAGATGCAGGAGCTTACACAAATACTCCTGATGCTCCTTTTAGATTTCTTCCTTGCATGGTATCAGGATTGGCTTTTTATTTGTCACAAAAGAAAAATCCTCAAATGACTCAATCTTTAAAACTTTATTATGAAGATGAATTACAAAGAGCTCTGACAGAAGACGGTCAAAGAGCTTCCGTTCACATTGTTCCTCAAAACTATTTTATAAACGGTTCATAACATGGCTACCTTTGCAACAGGTAAGTATGCCATAGCCCTTTGTGATAGATGTGGTCAACAATATAATTTTCATCAATTGAGACAAGAATGGAATGGTTTAAAAACTTGTCCTGAATGTTTTGAAATTAAACATCCACAATTAGACCCTTCTTATCATAGTGCTGATGCTCAGGCGTTGCCTTGGGCTAGACCAGCTAGACAAGAACCTGTTACTGTTTTTGTAGGAGGATCAGGAGACAGTTCATTTACTTCTAATGGAATGCAACCATCTAATGAAAGTAGGTCATTGATTATCGGTTCAAGTGTTGGTAAGGTAGCAGTGGTAATATCATGAATTATTCTGAACTTTTAGACAATGTAAGAAACTACACAGAGGTGACAAGTGATGTATTATCTAACTCTGTTGTTAATGTTTTTATAACAAACACAGAAAATAAAGTTGCTAGACAATTAGATAGTGACGATCAAAGAAGATATGCAACTACAACCTTTGAAGCAAACAACGCTTTTTTAGATGTTTCAGGACCTGAAGGTGGATTTAGATTTGCTAGAGGATTACAGTTGGTAGAAACTGACGGAACTAGAACTTGGCTTCAACAAAGAGATGCCACTTTTATGGATGAATATTCTCCTGAAAGATCTACAACAGATACGAATTTTACAGGAAAGCCAAAGTATTGGGGAAATTGGGATGCAACTACTTTAGTTGTAGCGCCTACTCCAAACACAGCTTACACAGTGGAGATGTGGTACGATGAGACTCCACAAAGATTAGGAAATGGTTCAGGAACAACTACCACTACAACATTTTTATCTAATAACGCTCCTGAAGTTTTATTATTTGGAACTTTATCAGAAGCTTTTTCTTACTTGAAAAACCCACAGGATATGCAATTATATGAAACTAAGTACCAAACAGCTCTGCAAGATTATGCACAAGAGCAAATGGGTCGTAAACGTAGGGATGAGTATCAAAATGGTGTGTTACGAATTCCGATGAAATCGCTAACACCATAAGGGAGTAACTAAAAATGACAATAAATCAAGCAGTCTGTGCTTCATTTAAAAAAGAACTGTTAGCAGGCGATCATGACATTGATAACGATACAATCAATCT